TGTTATACCGCACTTTCTTAACATCTATTTTTCAAATAAAACTGCAAATTAAAATATATCAAAGGGTATGATATTTGCCGGCACAGACCGCATTTTTCATACCCTTTTATCTTAATTCGATTTATAATATATATATATAAATTTAAGAAAGGAATAAAAAAAGAGAAAAGTTTTCGTTTACAGTCGGCAACTTTTCTCCTTAGGTTCATCTCTGATGAACAAACCCACTATTATGTTACAATCATTTTCTATTTTAATCAAGCATATTTTTAATTCTCATATCATTAATTTCAATAATCCTTTATCAGCTGATGAATTTCAGCTTCTCGAGGCATATTATTTAAATAATCTCAATAAATCCTTTATTCATACACATAATAAGGATATCTGTAGATCACCTAACCTTAACTATGTCCTATCCTATAAAAGAAACTATATAATCTTTCAACATAACACTGTCGTTGAAGACACTGTTTCTATACCTGTGGTCTACTGTCAAAGCTGTAATCATTATCATGCGATCCTTCCTTCTCTTTTTATCACTCCATATTGCCAGTATTCTATCCCATTTATATTATGTGTTATATTTGATAAAAAATATTCCCATCTTACTGTGGAAAAAATATCAGAAAAATACTGTATCTCCATCTCCACAATCTACAGGTGGATTGACAGATATTCCTATTATTTGAACTATTATAATCAGTTAAGGAATAGATATCATATGAATTTATCTATCAGCCTCCTTTACTTATACGAAGAGCTGCTTCATGACATTTTTGATATATGTGTCCATACCCTTTTTCAGTATGACCGCAAATTATTCAACTCACCGAAAGGCAATGATGGCTCGAAGACTTCAATTAAATAAGATGAGAATGTTTTTATCGTTCCTGTGGATTTATACTGTTTATTAGGAGGAAAATAATATGAACAGACAGGATACAGACCGCTACGAGTATAGAAAACTTGTTGCGCAGACAAAATTTGCATTAATCGCACCAGTCATTTCAATGACATATCCGGACGAAAGTATATCTGCATATTTTCGTCGCATTGCCATGCATGAAATCGAATGGCCAGACGGCACAAAAAGGAAGTTCTCAGACGGCACCTTAAAAACATGGCTACAACGCTACAGGGTGGAAGGAATTGATGGGCTTATTCCTAAAAGCAGATTGGATGCAGGACGTGTCAGAAAGCTCAATGACCACCATAAGGAATTTATTCATAATCTTATTAAGGAATTCCCAAGAATAACAGGCGTCATGGTCTATGAGAAAATGATTGAGGAAGGCATCCTCAATATCGGAGATGCTTCAGTCGATACCATTCAAAGATATATACGAAATTCCGGCATACGCAATGGTAGAGCCACAATCACAAAAGAACGACGCACATGGGAATATGCACATTCATGCGATGGGTATGAAGCCGATACATGCCACACCTTTTATATATTCGATGAAAATGGTGAATATAGAAAAACATATCTTATCGCTATCATCGACAATCATTCAAGGATGATCGTTGGAGCTGAATTTTTCTACAATGATAATGCAGTTAACTTTCAGAAGGTTTGGCATGATGCGGTGTTAAGGTATGGAAGAAGCAAAGTTATCATCCTTGATAATGGTTCAAGCTACAAGAATAAAAGCACCAGGGAGATTGAAGCCAGACTTGGTACAAAAGTCATCTATAACCCACCTTATGAACCGACAGGGAAAGCCCTTATCGAGCGCTTTTTTCACACTATCAAGATGAGATGGCTTGACTGTGATCATGGGCGAAATTATCATTCATTGACCGATCTCAACACAAAATTAAATTCCTGGATCAATGAATATAATCGAACAGGGCATTCAGCACTTGATAAGGATTCAAATGATAATCATACCCCTCTCGACAGATATATGTATGATATGAGGGATATTGAACCATGCAGGCTATCAAACAAATCATCTGTTGAATATGCTTCATGGCTTGAAGAGGTGTTTCTTTACGAAACAACACGCAAGGTCAATGGCGACAGTACGGTCGTTGTAGAGAATATATCATTTGATGTGCCTTCTCAATATATTGGATTAAGAGTGATTATACGATATGAACCAAGAAGATTTGAAAATGTTTATCTTTATGATGTATCAAAGAAAATAAAAGTCCCGTTGAAAAGAACTGATAAGATTGAAAACGGACTTACAAGAAGAACAGAAATTATCTATTAGGAGATTATAAGCTATGGAAATGACAACATATTATGGAATGGACAGGAATCCGTTCAACAAAGATACTTCTATCAGTACGCTTTATCATTCAAATGATTTCAATCAGATGATGAATCGAGCAGAATTTGTCATAAGAACAAGAGGGATTGGCGTGTTTTTAAGCAGTCCAGGGATGGGAAAGACAACATGCTTAAGAAACCTTCTTGAATCGCTAAGCCCAAGTCGATATAAAATCATTTATATATGCATGACCACAATCACGGCTATAGATTTCTATAGAATGCTTAATGATGCGCTTGGATTGGAGGAAACGACTAAAAAGAGTCAGATGTTTAATCAGATACAGGCGGAGCTAAAAAGATTGGTGGCTGAAAACAAAATGGAAATAGTCATTGCGATTGATGAGATACAATTTTTAAGGAAGGAAGTGTTGAGAGAGTTTATAATGCTTATGAACTTCGACTATGATTCAAGAGATTACTGCACATTGCTTCTTATAGGTCAAAATGAATTTATAAGGACAATGAATTTAAGGTCACTTGAACCGTTGCGACAAAGGATCAATATGAGCTACACATTCACAGGATTTGACGAAAGCGAAGTGAAGGAATATATTCAGACAAGATTGAAATCTGTCAACTGCAGATTAGATATATTTACAGAAGAAAGCTATCATACATTTTATTCGCTAATGAATACATCGGTAAGAATCCTTAATCATCTCATCAATAAGAGCTTGATATTGGCCATGAGCCGAAACAAATCAGTCATAGACAGTGAAATCATTATGGATGCAAGCAAGGAATTGATGTTGGGGTAATAGAAATGGATTATATTTATAAGGATTCAAAAGGGAAGAAAAAAGTAAGCAGCGTAAGGGGATTGAGAATAATACCGCTATTTGATTTTGAAATAAGGGTTGATGGGAAATGGATGTGGTGTCAAATGGACCATACATTAAGTGAATGGTGTATACATTTTATCAATCTTGAAAAAAGTGTAGAATTGGCATATCCAACAGATGTGATATGGAACACAGAAGCACTATACAAAGAATTCGGAGATGTCGAGACAAGCAGAAAGATAGCATATGCGATAAAAGCAGTATTTGAGGAAACAATAAAAAGATAAAGATGCATCAGCTAATGGTGCATCTTTTCTATTTATCATAAAAGGTTGAATTAAATAATTTGCGGTTAAAATAAAAAAAGCTTCTTAAACGAGGTCAAATAATTTGCGGTTGATTGGTGTGGAGAATGTGCCGGATAACAACCAGGTTCATCACCATTTCCGTCCTCTCCAGGTTCAGCAAATAATTGAATATTCAATGGGTATTTCATTTTTTTCATAAGATATAATCTCCTTCAGTTTTAAGTGTGGCTCACTTTATCTCCAGATTAGTTTTATGTCATATACTGCGATTGGACGTAAGAAAAAAAGAATGCTATTCACTAGTATTCTCTGCTTCACTGTTCTCTATTTTTTCAACAAAACCTTTTTGAATAAGAAAGTTTGCTCTATCTTCTTCCATATCTAAGGTTTTGCCTTTTTTAATATATTTGTCTAGTTCTCTATCATAGTATTCATGAATAATACATTTAACTTTCATAGTATCCTCCGTCATAAAATAAAAACAACCTATTCCTGGTTGCTATGTAATCTCTTATGTTTTTCTAATGCTTTTGGTTGCTTCCCCTTTTGTGGTGGAGGTCGATACTCATAAAGCTCGTGATACTTTCTACCACATGTACATTTAAACAACACATTTTTAACCATACAGCCTTTTTCATTGTCATAGTATATTTTCATACCATTCACATAATAACGGTGTGTATGTGCTTTAAAATCACTCATATGATGTACTCCTTTCACTAATTTTCACCAAAATAAAAACCGACTAATTGTCGGTTATATTTATTATTTAATTAATACCACAATATAGGGAATTCTTTAGGAATTTTTTTTATATCAGCTTTTACATCTATTATTTCAATCAATGTATTAATAACATGATTTATACCCGAATAAATTTCCGAACCTTTAGGAGGTATTTGTTTAATAACTTCTTTTGTATTTACATCAACGCTTACAAAACCTAAATGTTCAGAATCACTTTCACTATAAAATTCACATTGAATAACATCATTTATTATTATTACGTTTTTTAAGGTTACCATAGTATTCAATTGCCTCCTTTTTGTAATTATATTTATTACTTGCTAACGTATGTGCATCATTGTGAGTTATTGTAGGCAAGTTTTTCTTTAATTCCATCTCATAAAGTTCATGGTTAAGTAATGTATAATCATGTTTCTTTATATCTTTTCCTAACATCAATCTTTGCCAAGTTTGAGCTATTGCACAATCAGCATCAAATCTCCTATAATGTCCTGTCGCAGGATTATATAATGATTCATCAATAAATAGATATGATTTAATTTGTTCAATCTTTTCTAATTCTATACCTGTATTTAATGAAATTTTTTCACAATCAGTAGAATAACTTCTAATTTCATTATAATAAGATTCAGCAAATTCTTGAGCTTCTTTACTATATATATCAGTTATTCTAGCACCTGATACTATTGTATCATTTATCGCATTATTTTCAACATTTTTTAATGAATTATCCGTTGTTTTATATGTTAAATCTAATTTATTGTCTTTCTCAATCCACTGTTCTTTTCTTTCTTTTGCCTGTTCAATCTTTTTTGGATCAAGTGAACCGATTTCTAAGCGTTTTTGTTGTTGAATATGTTTTTGGTTCTTTCTATGTTCTTGTTCTTCAGGTGGATTTTCTACTCCATCATCTTTCAATTTTCCTTGTGATTTTTTTAAATCATAGAAATAAGTTGTCGAACGGTGTTTACAATTTGGATGAAATAATCCACCAGCCATAGCTTCTGATAATAATTTGAGGTTCTTCTCTTTTGCTTCTTCTTGTGTTCCACCTGAATAAACATCATCTACATATACCTTGCCTTGCCACGGTAAACAGGTTGGTGAGCATTGACCATATCTAGAAATTCTAACAGTATGAATGCCATAAGCATTTCTAGCTTCACCCTCTGATATAAGCATTGCTCTCTTAGTTGCTGTTCTAATACACATTTCAGCATAAGATGCTATATTTACTCTGCGACCGTCTTTGTATTCAATACAATTAATTCCAGCTTTTAAAAAATCATCAGTTGCCTTATCTATGAACTGTTGCAATGTAAAAGCACCACTATTTGCCATAACCTCAGCGTTAAATATCGTCTTCCTGTATTGATCGTTAGTCATTCTCAACATAGCATACTCAGCTTTTTCCATGTCATTAGTAGTTGCTTTAATAAGAGCATTCATTTTATCCTCGTTCATATTAAAAAAGACACCCTGCAATCCTTGATTAGATTTCATTGTGACTTTTTTGCCTTTACCTAAAGCATCTAATATTATTTTTTCTTGTTCAAAACCAGCTCTTTCATAATTCTTTTTTATAAACTTAGCAATTTCACTATTAACACTAGTAAATTTTTTATCAAATATCTTTTGATTATTCTTTTTAAACCTTTCTAACGTTCTTAATTGTTCTACCTGCCACATTGTCCAGTTAATACCTTCATCTGTTTCCCATTTTTGATGTTTTGATAGGTTTCTTTTCATAGAGTCAATCAGTTCTAACTCCATATTTTCAAAAGCTGCTTTTACATCATAATCAGGCATATTAATTAACCTCTTATATATTTGACACTAAATCCTTGCTTATGCCATTTTGTTATAGCGGTTGTTAAATCATCCTGTGATGAATAGATATCATTTCTCATTTCAGCAAAATTATCTTTTTCAACAGCAAGTATTGTAGGTTTCTTTTTAATTGATTTTTTTAATACTTTCACCATTTTATCAAATTCTTTACGTTTCATTTGATAAGAATGGCCTTTAATTGATACTATCATCTAAATCATCTCCAGCTGTTATATTTCCTATTGTTGGTTCTTCCATTTCAGCTATTCCTTGTTCTTCTTTTAAGCGTTGGACTTCTTCTTTTTTCCATTTATCATCTTTAGAATCACCATATAATTCATCAACTGCTGATTCAATACTCATGATACCACCTTGTTTAGCTTTAGAAATTGTTTCTACTGTAGCTTCAAAACTAGGATTAGCATATTCTCCAAATTCAACAGTTACATTAATATCTTCACCTATCGACTTACTGTTATATGTATCTTGTGCTTTAATAACGTTATTGATTAATAATGGTAAACAGTTCTGTAATGCCTCTATAATTTTATTTCTAGTATATAAAGTGGCTTTCTCTTTTTCCCTTTGGGCCTCTGCATTATCGAGCTTTTTAACATCTATTCCTAGTGTTGAAGGACTAATAATACCTTGTAAACAAGTATCTAAAGCTGTTATATATGTCTGTTGATAATTATCACTTGGAATTGCTGGTTGAATTAACTTGATTTCATTCTTTCCACTCTCTGACATGTTATCTTGTGTTTCAATAAAGCGATTATCAAAGTCATTAGGATTTCTTACATATCCTGTTTCAGGATCTCTAGGTAAAAGATTTTTTGGAATATATTTTGTTGCTCTACTACTGCGTAAAGCATCCATCCATTGACTCAATGCTTCATCTAATGCATCAAAAGAACCTTCTTTACCATCAAATATAGAACGTCCTCTGTTTTCGTACTTTACAGAATCCCATATTTTAAAAGGAACGGCCATATTGAATATTCCTTTGCTGATTGCATTTCCGTCTTTATCCTCTTGATATCCTCCAAAAGCAAAATCTTTTAGATGTGCAGTTTGTGGAATGCTGTTTAATTCAATTTCTTTTTCTTCTGGAAGTTGTACTAGCTTATTCTTGATATAACCATAACCGTATGTTTCATAAAGCATATATGTTTTTTTATTATGCTTATATTTAGTTTTAAATATTGCTTCTTTAAATCTTCCTCTAACATAATTTATTTCAACTTTATCTGATCCGTAAAATTCAATGATTGGTTTATCACTTAATTCTCTATCAAAAGATACTTTAAAAGCTCCATCACCTAAATATAAAGCTTTATTAACTGCTTTTTCTAATACTTCTTTGAAATTATTATCATTAGCTATTTTATCCCACTCTACTTGTCTGCTAGAAAGCTTTATGTTATTCATATCTCTTATAACGATAGATGTAAGAGTTTCAACCATTATACGAGGTATACCTACATGTATCTTCCTTATTTTTATATAGGGTACAGAGCCCCAAAACATAGCGTCCTGATTATATACCTGCTTATAAAATTCTTCTAATTCATTAGGTTCTCCACGCATCCATATTTCATTTTTGATACAGTTTGTCTCAAAATTTAATTTTTCGTTTATATTGATTGTTTGATTAGGTGCATCTTGAATATTTAGCCATCCTCTTATCATCTTCTTTAACCCTCCTAACATGTTATCCTCCTTTTAAAATACCGATTTCATTTGTATATGGTATCCAGCCATATTGACTTGCATTAATCGTATGATCATTTTTATCTTCTGGTTCATATTTATCTTCTTTCCATGAATATATTTCTAATTCATGAATATGATTTTTGCAATGAGAAAGTATCATGTAATCGTCTGTTTTGAACCACCCTAGCATTGCATGAATACGATCAATTATATTTAACTTTGATTTCCATGAATTGTTAAAGATATATACACATGGATTATTGCTTGTATATTTATCTAATTGCCTTAGTGTTGCTTGGTCAGCACTATCCACAAATACATTCATTGCAAATCCCCATTCTTTTCTGTTTCTTTCTAGAAAAGATATAAGATGTTCTACTACATCACTAGGTGCTAAAGGCTGATCTAAATCTCTGTTGTTATTGATTTCTTCATCCAATATAATTATTTTTCCGTTATTTAAAATCCCTTGAAAAATAAAAGAGATAGTATCAGGACTATCATTTGAATAAGAAGTATCAACTCCACAGCTAAAGCGATTAAATCTTAATTTGTTATTAGCTATATAATCTTTTAATTCAACATAACTAACAACATGCCTTTTTCTATCAAAATTGCTAAATACAAGACCTGTAGCACGACCTCTTAGTCCTTGTATTTTATTCTTGTACATCTTCGTACCGACTGGTACAGCATCTATTTTCTTTTGAATAGCTTCTTTTGTTAACGAGGCATTGTCATAAAATGTGAAATACCAATGAACCCAACCTTTTACGTATGGTTCGTTTAGTTCATCTAATAATTCTTTAGGATAGTCCTGGATATATTTTTTGAGTGGTCTGCTTTTGTTTATAAACTCTTTATATACAGGTAAATTAGGATCATCAGGATTTGATGTAGTCATCATATAATCACACCTATGTGTTATTTCTCTAAGAAACTCCATATCACATATATTAACCTCATCAATAAATACACACCCAACTTGTGATCCTAAAACTTTTTTCCATTTTGCTTTATTGTCATACCCACAAACATAAATAATTTTAACACCCTTGCTTGTCTGGTACTCAATATGAGGTAGTCTTATCTTACCTTTGCCGTTTGAATAATACTCTGTTAATCCCTCAAATTGTGAAAGCAGTCCTAATTCACTATTAATAATATTCTTTTCAACCGTACCTAAATCAGCTCCTGCGATAACATGATCTTTTTTATCAGACATTGCTACACGTAACATAAATTTAGGAATACCTACGGTGGTTTTGCCTGCTGCAGTTGTTCCCTCTAAATATTCTCTTTCACAATAGCAAGTTAAAAAATCTTTGAATTTTGGTGACAATACAAGATTATTCACTTATATCATCATCCTTAACAGGTATCATCTGTTGTACAAGGCTTTCTATATTGCTGATTGATTTATTTTTTTCTTCTTCCGCTTCATTTGTTATTTCTAACTTTTGAGTAAACATTCCTTTTGCCTTCATTAAACGTTCAGCAGCTTTTGTACGTTCTTCAAGTGAAGGATCTAATCCAAAAGCATCCTGTTCTTGCCCTCTCATCACTCTAGTTAGATACATCATAATCTCATTTGCAGAAGCAATCTCTGTTTGTTCTACATCATTAAGCCACTGCTCTTTAAATGATATTACATCAGGTTTTTTCATCAACCTACTAAAAAGTACCGCTGCAGAACTTTCTTTCTTACAATTCTTAAATACTGCCATGTACGCCTTAGTTCCATTGAATCCGTTCTTTACCCATTCAATAACACATAGTCTTTCTTTTTCTGTCATGATGAATCACCACCGTGCAAGATATCTTTATATAAAAGAACAAGGCTTTCTAATACCTTGTTCTTACTAAAACATTCTATACCATTTCTAGGATTATCATCATAGATGATGTATTTTGTAATTGTCTTTCCTGTATTATTGCTTTTGAACTGCTGTGTATTAATAAAATACTCATGTCCTGCCATTTTTAAAGCAAGTAATAACTTATTTATATTCTTTTGCACATTCATCATCTAATCACGTCCTTTCATTGATATCAACCTCATAAAACCACACCACAGAAATGAATAAACAACAACATAATTATTTGAAGGAAGAAAAAATGTGATGTGGTTTTATAAAGCAAAAAAGCCACGTTTGTGACTTTTTATAATTGCTAAATAGTTTGGGTAGGGCTTCTTCAACTTTTCCACGATACCATTATAACACATTATTCATTTCCGTAGTGGAAATCATTTCTCTAATTATAGATTCTTTGTACATTCTTAAAGTTCGACTGGTATAATTATATTTTTTTGATAGGTTATCAGTTGTAATATTATTACAATAGTAGTCTATTATAAATTGCTTTTTCCAATCTTCATTTAAACGATTTAAACATTCTTCTATGTATTCAATCGTTCTTACATGACCTTCTATTGCTTTCTCTTTTAAATCAACCAATTCTTTATATCTGTTTATTAATTCTTCCTGCTCTGCTAGAAGAGTCAATAGTGGTTCACTTACTGCTGATGTGGGAACATAATTATAGTCAATACCTTTTGAATTTCCTGAACTTAGTACTATATCAATATCTCTTATTTTGCCTTCATAATAAGCAATTCTACCATCTAACCCGGGTGATATATTTTCCTTCACCCATCTCTTCAATATATAGTAGTTTCTAAGCTCATTCTTCAAATAAACTGCTTCTTCAACTTCTTTCAATTTGGGGTTACCTCCTACTTCTAAAAGCTAAAACTGAATATCCTCTTCCATAATGTTAAACGAATCAAATTGTTTGTTAAACTCTTCTTGTTCGGTGCTGTTATAATGCTGAGCAGGAATTGGTGTTGTTCCTGTTCTGTTTTCATCTCTATTTTTAGTATCTAAAAATTGAACGCTATCACAAGCAACTTCTACAACAAATACTCTTTGTCCTTGACCATTTTCATAGCTTCTGCTTCTTAATCTTCCATCCACACCTACTAAAGAACCTTTACCGCAATATCTTTCTACATTTTCAGCTATTTTATTCCAAACAACACAGTTAATGAAGTCTGCCTGTTGTCCATCTTGTGACTCGTAGTTACGATTTACTGCTAAAGTAAAATTAGTTACTGCAGCACCACTCGGTGTTCTTCTTAGCTCAGGATCCTTTGTCATTCTTCCTGTTAATACAACTCTATTTATCATATTCTATTCCTCCCTCAATTCATCAATACACTTTAAGTACATTTCATGCAAATCTTCAACTCTCTGTCTTATACTTTTCAACTCCTGATACATTATCTTGCATTTAGTTTTCTGCTCAAGATATAAGATAAACAATACAATGCTGATAAAAGATACTATGAATAGCAATATGTACAATACATTAATCATCATGATTGCCTCCAATTACAAGACAAATAAGAATTACACCTATAAAACAGCCAATGACTGAGCCTAAAATAAAGTTAATCATCTTCAATTACCTCTTCTTCTTTATATTCAATTTTTTCTTGTAACTCTTTAGCATAATTCATTACTTTTTTATAAACTATATCAGTTACTTGCCAATTGTGATAAAGTGTGTGTATATAATCAATCAATGCTTCTTTATCCCATGTTTTTAATGTACTGTCTGCCAATAAACGAAAATGATTAAAATTACTTGTATGATTATTCGATTTCATCTTCAATCACCTCACAATTTTCTAAAATATCCTTTATCTTACGGCTACTGTTATCCTTTATAAACATGAATAAATTGCTAAGTAAAATACTTTTCTGATATACTCCTTGTTCTGTTGCAAATCTTATAACACCGTATCTACTTCTTGAAATCTCAATGATTTTACAATCGTTTAAATATTGTAATAAATAGTGTTCTAATCTGCTTAGCTTATATGATTCTTTATGTTCCTGATATAGCCACTCCGTTAGTACGTCTTGACAATTTATTCCTTTTTCTTTTGCTTTTTTTTGAAACAAACATTTATTACAAACTACATCTCCACAACTAACTAGTTCTCTAAGAGGATTCATAGCTAAATTGTCTGTTCTAATCTCTCTTATTTTTTCTTCATGATATTCCCATTCTTTCATTGTTCAATCCTCCCATCCTAACTCTTCACATTGACTATCAATAGCACTGATTAATTTGCTTGTCATTCTCATGCAATTACCAGCGCAATCTGTATAAACAACATATCCATTTTTAAATTCAACAGATAATATATTTGGTCCATTTGTAACTACTTTTTGATACAATATACGTTCATCAAAGTGATTAGAGTTTTCAGCTTTTATAAATCCTAATTTTTTAAACATTTCTTCTGCACTCATATTTCCTCCTCGGAGTTCTGCTCGGCTTTTTTACCGAGCAACTCCCTAAAAATCTTAACTTTTCTTAACTTTTTTCTTCTTTTTGTTCGTTGCATCAATCACCTTAGCTACATTAATCGCAGCTTTTGTAAGCTCTGGATCATCATATATCAAGTGATTTCTGCACATGATTAGTCGCTGAGAATATGTAATTATAGCTAAATTATCAATGTCTGTATTCAATTTATTGCCATCTAGGAATATAAGACAATGTCCTTTTGGAACAGGACCATTTACCTTTTCCCAGTTAAGTAAATGCTTTTGCTTCCAATTGGTTATACATGGATACTTAGCACCTCTTATATCGCTAATCTTGATATACTTATAACCATCACCTCTAATTACTTCTGTTCCAACTGGTACCCAATTCTTAGGTACTTGACCTTTCTTGAACTCTGTTTCAATTGAGCTTCTTTCACCTTTTTTGAATTGATGTGAATTGGTTATAGATTGACCTTTTTTGAATCTTCCATCTAATCCTGAATTTAGCTTTAAACGCTGCTTTTGAGACTTTATTTGTCTGCAAGTAAAATTGGTATCGAACTTCTTATTCATCTTATCAGTGCATTCTCTGTTACTGATTCCAATATAGATTGAATTGAGATATTCAATCTGTTCTTCTGTTAGAAGTCGATTGTAATAGGTTCTGCCTTTATAATTGATTTTAGAACGTCCTGATCTGATTTTATGATTATTTTTATAACTCTTAATCTGCTTAACTGTTAAGTCTGTTCCGAATTTGGCGTTCATCATATCAGCTATTTCTGATGTTAATCTTCCTTCAGCGATTTCTCGAATGTACTTATCCATTTCAGCAGTGAATAGCATTACTTCTTATTCTCCAACATTTCAGGAAGCTGAACATCTCTTCTTCCATATTCAACTTTTAGCTTTTCAGCCTGTAAACCTAAATCAGCATTATCAATAATCTTTGTTGCGATACTGCTTATTGCTTTAGAACGTTCAATCTCTGCTTGCAATTGTTCTCCTGCTAAATCTTCATCACCTAATCGCTCTAGCTGAGCGAATAAATGATTATTTAAATCTACTAATGTGTTCTTCATTTCATTTTTACCTCCAAATTTATACATATTTAGCAATTTAATCATCTTACGATAAATTAATCATGTTTTATCTAAAACACGTGTGTGTGTTTTCGTTTGATCTGATACCTTCTTTTAAATATTTCTATTTTTGAATCTATAGATTTCTTGACTTGACTAAATGTATAAGAATCAAAACCACTATATCCACCTTTATCACAAATGAATTTAACACTTATTCTTTTTGGATATTCGTGTATTGTTACTGCAATATAATCATATTTCGATTTCATTATTTTCTTATCTGTTAAAAATAACGTTCTAAATCTTCCATTGCTGATTTCTATTTTAAACTGTGGATAAGTGTTTCTAATAAATTCTAATAATGTTTCATCGTTTATTTCTTGTTCCTGATTGATTAGTTCAAATATATTCATTTGCTCCATCAAATCACTTCCTAACATAAGAACTCAAATATATCAATCTGTTTTGTTTCTTTCTTAGTGTTATAGAAATTAACCAAATCTTCATACTTACTTGTAAATATCAATTTATACAACTCACCGTTAATTTCATAAACCCAATTATTATCTTTTAAATTTAATAATTCTTCATCATCTTTTATTTCAATTGAAACATCTTGATTTTTTGGAACAAAGCAACAAACATAACTTTTTAGCAATTCCATATATACTGCTTGAGGAATTACTTTCTTAACATATTTATCTGCAACAACTACATTTATATAATTACTAGTACTGCCTAATGATTTAGCTATCATACCCAACTTATCCTCACATCTTTGAATATTCATCTGTTTCATATCATTCATTTCCATTTTTCAATAATGCTTTATCACGTTGTTTTTTGAACTTTACAGCCATTTCTCTATAACGTGAGCAATCTTTCCTAAGCTCATAGTTTTCATTCTCTACAAGCTTATATTGCGTTTCTAGAGCATTATAATCTTCTAGCAACTTGTTATATTCACTCTCACAGTAATCGTATACTTTCTTACACATAAAGTAAGTGTTAGTATTAATCATTGCTTCTAATTCATGCTTTAAATCTTCGTTCATAGCATTTCTACTTCTTTTCTAACATAATTAAGAAGTTTTCGAGCTGCTTTGATATTGTCATAGACTGCCTGCTTTGTTGGAATTGTGTCATAAAGAATTACAACATCCTCATAGTCATAATTCTTTATGTCTTCCTGATACTGCTTTAATAATTCTAAATCTTGTATTGCTTCATTCACATGAAACAATGCCACTTCTAACTTATTCATTTCTTCCTTCTAGATTTTGACAAAGAGTTAAAGATCCCCGTTCTTCAAATCGTTTAACAATTTGTCAAAGTCCTCATCATTATTAACTTCTTTGCGTTCATTTTTATCATGATCAAGATAATCTTTCCACTGCTCATCCATTAAAAACGTTAATGGATATGGTATATAGTATTTTTCTCTATCGCAGTAGTCGGTGGCAATTGCTTTACTCAATCCAGCAATGATATCATCTATCTGTGTATCAAGATTTTTGCTGGTAAAATACTTATAGCATTCATCTCTTCCACGTCTTTTAGGATAGAGTTCCCAGAACTTAGAAAAGCTATTTTTTTCTTCCTTTTCAGCGGAGCTGTCGTAATATGAATTTTTATATGTATTTTTATATGTATTTTTATTATTAATATTATGGTTGTAGTTTTGTACAACTCCAGAGTTGTACTTTTCTACTACTCCAGGGTTGTAGTTTTCTACTACTCTAGAGTTGTCTATTTCTACAACTCTAACTTCTGATTTTTGGGTTGTAGATTTGTACAACCCTAGATGTGTTTTTTGACACCATTCATTGACATTTTTATTAATGCCAATCGACTTAGAATCTTTGTTTGTACTGTCTTGAAATACCTCGATAATATTCAACTTCAACAACTCTTTTAGGTTCTTTGAAACATATGCTTTATCAGTTTTAATCTTGCTGGATATATAGCTGAGAGCTAGATTATAGGATACTTTGTTAAATCCAAATGTAGCTCTAGCTATCAATAATACTATTTTGAATTGCGTGCCACTCAACTTACTTTCATAAAGTGCTACAAGTACCTCATTGGGTATGACTGTATACCCTTTTTTTAATTGATCATCATTCATAGATTATCCTTTACATAAAATGAATCTTCATCATGAACATCTACAAATAATGTTATAAAACCTAAATCAGCCATTTTAATACATGCATCTTTCACTTCATCACAGCTATACTCATCACCGATATAATCAGAATATTCTTTTGAAAGTCTAAAAAAACTAAATGCTGTAAATTCATTTTCTTTGTTATCTTTTAATAATTTTTTAATGAATACATATAAATCTTTTCCATATATTTTTTCCATATAACCACCTACATTTCAATTATCTCTACTTCGATTCTAGGATTATCTTTATCAACCTTTACATCATGTTCTAGCTTGTTTATATACTTCTGGCTATCATCAATGATAATGCCACTGTTCACTAGTTCATCTTGAATAAACTTAGTAGCAAATGTGATATTGTCTATGTCACGTCGTTTATTTTGCTCATACCACGTGATTTTTAGCATAACAGGATAATTAACCACCTTTTTAAGTTTTGCCTTGTATATCGCAAATTTGACGATATTTTGATTTTTATGTTTAACCGTATTAGCTAGGTATCGATTGGAACGGTTAGCGTTTGTATATTCATTCAAACCGTCCAATCTACCTTGTATAACAAACTTCATCAGAAAACGATAACTCTTTTTCCTGTAGCCTCTGCTACCTTTCTTTTCATTCTTGATTCATCACTGTTTCTATCACTTAAATGTATAAGATGAATACAATCAACGAACGATAAATCATTTGCTTTTAAAAAATCAATACAGTTATTTAAACTCATGTGCGATTTAATAACACGCTTCTTCAAAGACGTGCTATCTTCACTTCTATCGAATGTATGATCGTCATAATTACATTCAATCATGATATCCGTTAATCCAGGAAATATATATCTACAGTAATAGGAGTCTGTTAAATATAATAACTGTTCTCCTGTTACATAGCTGTTAATCAAATAACCGCACGGTTCAGTTGCATCATGTTCAGTTTGAAAAGCAAAAATCCTAAATGTCCCAATCATAATTCCAACTCTATCATCACAATCAATAATGCTTGCAAAAGGTGTATGTAATACATCAATATTTAATGCGTTATATGTACCTTTTGTTGCAATAACTTCAATACCTCTGCTCATAACTTCTCTAATGCATTTGCAATGATCCTGATGTTCATGCGTGACAAGACAAGCTGAAATATTGCTTGTCTTGAAACCGCATGATTCCTGTATTTTTTTAAATCTAACACCACATTCTAACAACAATGTTGTACTTCCATCATCCACTAGATAGGCATTACCCTTGCTACCTGAGCCAACACATCTGATATTCATATTAGAATGGTGCCTTCATTTGAATGAATTGATCAGAAGTGTTAGTTTCTACCTCTCCTGCTGATTCAATGATTTTATGTTGACTAGATACTGGTTGTTCGCTTGTATTTTGGTTTTCTTCTTTTATATTGAAATTTGCTTCAAATACTTCACTATTTGCATTTTGATTGATTTCTGATTGTACTTCCTCTTTATTTAACATCATTTCCTGATAGTCATTTAGTAAATCATCAGGTACAACAATGAATTTAGCTAAATCTTTGTATAATTCATGAACAACGGTTTTAATCACCATTTTTTTATAATCACTATTCCAAACATTTTTAGTCATTGCAGCATTCATAGCTCTATCAATTCTGTCTTTGTCAATGATAACTGGTGTTTGAGTACCGTCATTATGATATGCAATCGCATAAGCACCAATCACCTTATCTTTATTTGCTATACTTATGTTTCTATGGAATACGTCAGGAATCTTATGATCTGCAATCACACGATTTCCTGTTTTGAAATCGAACGAAGTTACAAAGTCTTCACCTTCCATGACTACATCTTTGTAGATGTTGTAGATTCCATCACCTTTTTTACAAAATTTAGTAATTAATTTTTCTTCTCCCTGATATTGAATTTTAATATTAATATCTTTCTTTTGAGATTTCTTATTATTTCTAATATCAATCCATATTTCACTATTGTTGACCGTTAAACCTAATCTTGAATATCTTTTGACTTGTCCTGGAAAATTACATCCAATAAAATTAACTTTATTAGGATCTATTTCATCCTCAATCATTTTTTTATATGTTGATAAGATAATTTCTTGTGCAAAATTTCTATCGCTTGCAGTTAATGCGCTGCCTGATTGAACTGCGATATCTGAAACCTTTTGCATCATATATCCCTTAAAATCATTATTTGCTTTTGCTACTTTGTTAGCAGCTTCATTCTTATTGTTATCCATTTCCTATTCCTCCATTGATTTTAATTCTTTATAATTTTCATCTACTACTAATCTAATGACTTGTGTTGCAGTATTTCTAAGTTTTGTGACACTTTCAGCGTTATCAATGAATACTGGTAGTTCCATATTGAAATGTCTTTGCAACGTTTCAACTATTTCAAGACCAGCATTGATTTTGGCTGCGTTATTAGCTGAAGCATATGTTACTGATACACCGCCAGGTGAAGGGATCATGACTTCACAGCATTCTTTTAATCCACCATTAATTTGCGTTTCAAATAATTTGAATGAAACACTTTCAAATTTTTGATTGATATTTTCTGTAATCATATTGACTTTTGCTTTAATGAACTGTTCACAAAGATAAATATGAGATTCCATCTTTTCGTATGTAGCGGATAAGGCTTTTTGTGTTTCTTTTAATTCAGTAATTCTCTTTTTCTGATATTCAACAGTAGATAGCTGATTTAATATGTATTGTGCCTCTTCTGCCTTTGTTTTCAATTCTTTAAGCTCTATTTCAATTTCATCCATTCTTTCATCATTGATATTTTGAACGCTTAATTCATTAGCTTCCTTTAACTTAGATTGAAATATTTTATATGTTTCGGTGGTTTCGAAAGGTTCTATTTGTGGTTTGGATTTTTCCAATTTGTTCAATTCTTGTTTTTTTAAAACCAAATCAGTTCCTATTTTTTCTTGTTCTTTCTTCAAACTATTGATAAGAGCTTGTTCTTGTTCAATGCCTTCATTGATAGTTATACCTCTTTGGGTGATATCCGCTATTTTAGCTTTTATATCTTCCAACTTATTAGACTTGTCTAGATTGAATTTTGCTTTTAACACCTCAATTTCATTGTCTGGTAGACTTTGACCGCATGTAGGGCATATTTCCTTAGATGTGTCCCATTCATTACCTAGGATCTCTTTATATTCAGTTTGATAATCATAGAATTGCTTACGTAGATTATCAGCATTTCTACTTTCATATTTAATATCTTTCTCTGTATTTGATATTCTTGATTCGATAGAATTGAATTTCATATTTAATTTGTTGATTTCACTAGATATAACATTGATTTGATTTTGAAATTCTCCTCTTTTATTAGAGAATTCATTTTGATAATCTATTCTTGCTTCTTTGATTTGCATTTGAATATTTCTGATCATTTCATTTTTCTTGTTTTCATCATCATTTGATAAAATGATTGAATTCATTTCTAATGTTAATTCATCTATCTCTGAATTATATGATTCTAGTTTAGCTTTCAATTGTTCTGCATCTTCTGAAATTATAGGCATAGCACGTGTAGCTTCATCTATTCTCTCTGGTATCGTTTGAATTTCAGCATTAGTCTTTTTCATGCGTTCTTTTGTCATTTTCATGAAATCACCAACAGTATGATATTGATCGTTTGTTCCATCTTTTAGCAATACTGTTTTCAACTCTAATAATTCAGGATTACTAGCAATGATGTAATCGTCAGAATAATCACCACACATATCAATCAATAATTGTCTTCTTTTATCCCATTTCATCACTTCAGGGAAATATGATACATCACTCAATAATTGTATATATTCACTATTATTGAACATTGCTGCTAAGTACTCGTTATATTCTTTTTCTTTTACTGGCACATCATCTTTGTAATATTCAACAACATGACCGGAAAATTCAGCAGTTGTTGAACCTCTTTTTTTTGTATATTTTTCTTTTAGTATCTTTTTTAATGTAACTACACCTTCACGTGTTTCATAACGACATTCAACACTATGGTCCAATCCGTGAGCACCTTCTGTTTTAGGTGTATAGTTTTTTTGGTTATCTGATGACTTTCCTGTCAATAACCATGCCTGTGCATTTGCAATTGTGGTTTTCCCTGTCGCATTATCACCATGTATTGACTTGTTTTGACCGTTGAATACAAGATCCAAATGTTTGATACCTTGAAAGTTATCAAGTGTCATTTTTAATAGTTTCATTTCATTTTCTTCCTCCTATTTAATTTATTTTAGAAAACTGGTTTTCCGGTTTCCTTTTCAATATTTTTCTTTAGCTGACTAATCTGTAAACATAACTTATGTTTCAACTTCTTTTCTTCAGCTGTAAGAGAATCATCAGCTTTTAGATCTAATTCTCTAAGCTGTTTTTTCTTTAATTCAAATTCTCTTCTTAACACTTCATTCATACTGCTTACTTAACTCCTTTAATTTTCACTAATATAATCAATAGTGCTACTGCTAAACCTAATACAAAGGGATATGCTCTATCCCTTTTGGATTCCTTCACATATGGCACTATTAACTCAGGATGTTTAAATTTCATCATCTTCTAATAGCACCTCTTTTAATGATTTTCTTTCTTTTACTGCTTTTTCAATTGGTTCACCATATAGCAAAGCCATAAATGAAGCTGCTGTAATAGAACCGTAGAAAACAGTGATAATTATTTCTTTAATCATACTCTTCTACCTCAAATTTCTTATCAAGAACAATTCTTTTTACTCTCTTACTTAAACAATCCCATTCATTAAATAATTTGCTTTTGTTATCAAAGCTTAGCATTCTTAATACGTATAAGCATTCAGCGAATCCTTTTTGATATGCGATTGCTGAATCGATATCATTTTCTTTTGTGTCTAGCATTTCTACATCAACTATTTGAATCTTTTCTGCTAGTTCTTCAGTTTGTTTGATTAATCTTTTTAGATCATCATACGCACGATTGTAATCATCTAAAAATGTTTGCATACTTGATTTTTCCTTTCCAATCGTCTACAATATAGACGATTAATTTGATTGATTAATTTTGTTTAGTCACTGTTGTAGCAGTGGCTTTTTCTTTTAACTCAACACCAGCTCTTTTATAAGCTTCTATAATCATCTCATCTGTTATCCAACCCATATCCTGATAAAATTTGTATCTAGGTATCTTATACTCAGTTCTATTGTTTTTAACAAAGAACCCTGTCATACTACCATTTAATACTGCTCCTCTTATAAACTGAGGATTTACCTTCAAAAGTTTGGCTATCTCTTCAGGTAATATTGTTGGTGGTAGATTTAACATTTTCTCATCTCCTTTCTAACACTCGTTACCTATAAGCTGATACACTAACTACGCTGTAAAGACCAATTCAATTTCAGAATCTATTTAGGAGTAATAAGATGATTTGTATCAACGGTTTTAAAAATTTAATATTTATATGTTTTTCATTATGATAATCTAGCTGTGTATCAGCTGATAGATAACGAATGTATATGTTTTTTGTATGCTGATAGCATACTTTCCTTAATTTCACCTCATGGTATAATATTCATTGAAGGGAGGTGAAAACTTGTGAATGATATTTTTAGTAACTTGTCATTTTGGATTGCTACGCTTTCGTTGATTGGATCTATTTTTTCATCTTGGATGAACTACAAATGCACCAAAGATAACAATAAGTTTTTGATGTATAAAATAGATCATGAACAGCAATATAATGCTCATATGACCGCTCAGGAACGAACTGTAAAAAGTTTGATCAGTGCCACAAATGAATTTAATGATGCATTGACTAACTATGATAGCAGTTCTTATTCAACCGTAACGAACTTCAGAAAAGCTTATTTAAACTTATATATTCTATTAGAAGAAGATAGCCAAAGCGATTTAATAAGTATTTACTCATTAATATGTTCTAAGAAACCTTTGTCAATTTCCATGAACATAGATCCAGAGCTAGACGAAGCAATCGACCGTTTAAATGATGCTATTTCAAAAAAGATTGCCATATTGAATGACTATAAAAGCCATACAATCAATCATTAACACCAATACCATCCAAGATAGTAGTCGTATATCACGATAACTATCTTTTCTTTTTGAGTACAAAATGCCTTGCCATGCAAACAATATCCAATATGTAGCAAGAAGCACAAAATACAATCTTAAGCACATATCCATTTTTAATACCTCCTCTCACTTGCTGAAAACTCACCAACATTCTAGAATAACATTTTATAAGTAGATTATTTAGCTACTCTAGTTTAAAAAAAATAGAATCTCTTTTTGAATTACTTAATTTTAAAATAATTTGAAGTTTCTTAATTTCCTTGCTTTTAAAATCCCTTTTGTTGTTGATTTTGTAGCTTAATGATGTTTTAGAAATTTTCATTTCAGATGCAATAGCTTCTAGAGTAAGACCGCTCTTCCTAATTAACATTTTCAATTCTTCTGTATCAGTCATTGTATCACCTCCTGGATAGATTATTTATCTACCTATCACAATCTTAACACTGCATAGATTATTTGTCAACTTTATTTGAATATTTTTTCAATAAAAGTTGAAATTATAGCTACTCGGTGTTATTATTATATTATAAAGGAGGAAATAAGTATGGGTATTGGCGATAAAATTAAAGCAAGAAGATTGGAAATGGGAATGTCTCAACAAGAATTAGCTGAAGCTATGGGATACACTTCTAAATCCACTATTAACAAAATAGAATTAGGAAAAAATGATGTAACTCAATCAAAAGTGATTAAGTTTGCTAATGTTTTAAAAACAACACCTGGATATTTAATGGATTGGGATGATTCACCATTAGGAGATTATAACGAAAATATAGAAATATTAAAATATAAACCAGAATTACTAGAATTGTATAATGATATTATAACAAACGATAGATTAGCAGTATTATTCGATAAAGCAAAGAAACTTGAACCAGAGGACCTAGAGCAAATTCTAAAAATAATTGATACTTTCAATAAAGAAACAAAGTGATTTAATTGGAATTTGAAGAATTCTTAAAATGGAATAACATTAACTTAAGAATCGTTAATTTATCAAGCTATATAAAAGGATTTGCATATTATAACGGTTGTGAGTATCTAGTGCTTATAAATGCTAAATGCAGTAATGCTCAACAACAAGAAACTATCGTTCATGAACTAATACATATTTTTGAAAATCATTTTAGCTGTGCTAATGGTTGTGAAGAATATTGTGAAAATCAAGTTCATCATATAATTAAAGAAATGAAAGAAAATTATATTTATGATTTATTAGGAGGAGTAGAATAATGGGATTATTTTCTACATTAAAAGATATTTTACAAGTTAGCATACAGAATACACAAAATATAGATGCACTATCGTACAAAGAAAAAAATCACAAAAACAATGATATTAATTATAATTTTTTGCCTGATAAATCTAATATTATGGTAGATGTTATAATGCTTTACAATTTCTATAAAAAACCAACAATTGTAAATTACGATATAAATGACTATCCACAATATTTTATATATAGATATAAAGTAAATCCAATAAAATTAATAAATAGATTAATTTTAGAAGAATACTTAATAAAAGGTTTAAAACAAAGCAACATAAATGATTTTATTTCTAGTCTAAAAATGAATGAATTAAAAAAACTACTGCAACTCAAAAATCAAAAAAGTAGTGGAAAAAAAGAGTTGTTAGTAAATAAAGTTATAGCTAATTATAATTTAAATGAAATATGTGATCTTTATCCTTATATCAATAACGTATATTTTGTAACAAATA